AATGATGACGCTTTAATTAAAATGGCGGGCATTGTTCAACGTGGTATGAATAATACTGGTGGGAATGATGATAGTGGTATGCTAAGTGAGCGTGACAAGGAATTATTGTTTCAAGAAATTAGTGGTATTAAAATAGAAGAGCCTAAACAATTAAGTAATGGGTAAGGAAAATACTATATCAACAGGTACAACTAAAAAGAATAATAGACAAGGACTATCAGTTAATTCTAATAGTTTAAATAATCTATTACCTTCATCTACTTATCAGTTTGGTTTAGTAATAGGTGTTAATCCTACAACTAAAGAAATAATTTATAACGCTATTGAAGATAATATAGCTGTTAATAAACAAGGTAAAGCTCTACCATTATATAAAAATAAAATACAATTGCCTGATATAGGATATGTTGTTCCATTATTAAGAGGACCAAGCACAGACATCAGTGTTAATGGTGGACAATATAGTAAAACTACTTATTACTTAGACCCTATAGGAATATGGCAAACAGTTGAAGAAAATAAAATTGAAAAATCTCCTTCAATGTCGCCTAATACTCCAACAGCTGATGTTAATAAATTAAATATTAAACTAGCTGAAATAGGTATAGTTAATAACTCAAACGGATAATAATATGGCTAATAATTATTTTTCAAAACAAAGTCCAACTGATATCTCTCTTCAATCAGAAGATGGAGGTGGGTTAACACTCACTAAAAATGGAAAATTTTTATTTGGGGCTAAGTTACAAGAAATAACTAATGAATTAAATGAAACATCATTTGATGGTGTTGTAGATATTAATCCTAATACTAATTCATCTTACATAGGTATAATGAATGCTGACAGTGAACCTGTTGATGTAGATATTCCTAATAGCAATCAATATTCATTATTTACTCCTCAAGATAATAATATTGTATTTACTAATCCACTACAAGATGAATGTGATGATGTATTTGATGCTGTATTAGTTGGAGGATTAGATGATACATCTAGAGGATATAAAACAATTAGTGATCAGTTAGAAATATTTAAAAAAGGATATGGAACTGATAAAAATGTAAAAGCATTTCCTTGGTCAACCCCTGTAGCGACAATTACTAGCTTTTTAAAAGACCATCCTAAAGTTCCAGTTATAATGTTTAGTAAAGGATGTGAATACGCTGATAAAATAGCTGCTGTTAAAGGTATAAATAAAAATAGAATATATATTGTTGAACCATGGGCTGTTGGAGCAGGAACAAAGAAAATAGTTCAAGATGCTGTGGCTAGTGGTGTCCCTCCAGAAAATGTTTATGTTGGTCCAAATACAAGTGTTGGTAAAGGAGTTATTAGTAATCCATCTGATACAAACTTCAAAGGAACAAGAACATCTCATTGGGACGCTCTTAAAATAGTTGGGGAAGTAATGAAAGAAAATATCAAATGTGGTAGCCAAGTGACTCCACCTCCTACTGTTACTATCACTCCAACACCCACCCCAGTAACAACTCCTCCTGTAACAGTTACAGTTCAAGAAGAAGAAGAATTATATGAAGCTAATTTCCTACCAGCCACTGAAAATGATGGATTTCAATTATTTGATAGTGGTTATGGAGATACTTGTTCAGAAGCAGCGGCAGCATCCTTAAAAGATACTTATCCATCAGTCATTACAACACTTTCTCTTTCAGGTGGTGGTCTTCCTCCTGACTTGACTACAGCTGACATAGTTAGAGATTTAAATCAATATATAAAATTTTCAAATCAAGCTTGGAATGATTGGACAAATGGTGTTATTAATCCTAATACAGTATTAGATTTAATAGCCATAGCTAAAGCTACACAATTAAAAATTTATGTAGGCACCGCTAGAAGTGGTCATTCATGTAAAACAACAAGTGGTAATATAAGTAGACATATGAAAGGAGAAGGTCTTGATTTACCTGGTTTCTATGATTTAACTGGTACTATAGCTCCTGCTGATAAACTCATTACTGATTCTAAAGCAAATGTAGCTGCTGACGGAACCCCAGATGTAGATTCTAAAACACCATATACTCCTGTATCATCTATTTTTAAAGCTTTAGCTGATAAATTTGTAGCTAGTGCTGTAACTCTTCCAAATGCTGGAAGAGGAGAAGGAGCTAATAAGAGAGGAGTCTTATGGTATTTTAATAATCGTAGTAAAGGAGGAAATCATTTTAATCATGTTCATTATAGTAATAATATACCTTACTCTGGATGGTTTATAAAAACAATTCCATCATCTTTCAACTGTGATTGTGATCAAATAAGAAATGCGAATTTAACTGCTCAAAATTGTAATTAACCGCTCAAAATTATATATAATGGCAACTAATGATATTAAAACATATAGTGGAGAACAGATAGTATTATCATCAGGACGTTTAGTTTTTAGCTCACGTTCTAATGATATATACTTTAATTCAAAACGTTATATTAATATATCAGCTGGTGATAAAGTAACTATTGATGTAGGTGCTATAGATAGTGATGATGAACAAAATATATTTTTAGTTAATGCTCCTAAAATGCAACTTGGATTAGATAGATATGGTGTTGTGGAACCAATAGTTAAAGGAGAGGAATTAGATACTGTGTTAAGTGATTTAATGGAGGCTTTAGCTGATTATAGCACAATGGTAGCCGCGACTGCTTTTACTCCTGACTTAGCTCAAACACCATCTAAGTTTTTAACAAGTAGACTTCAGGGTATAAAATCACAACTAGAAAACTTTAAATCAACTAAATCATTTACAATATAATGGCAACAGCGATTTTTCCAAATAATTTAAATCCAGCACAATTAGGAAATTTAGTTTCTGGAGCAGGAGGTGTAGTTGGTCAAACCGCCGCTCAAGCTGCTCAAAAATTATCTGACGCTAAAGCTAAAATTGATAAGGCTAAAGGTATAACTGATAAAGCTAAAAAAGAACTTGAAAAAGCTAAAAATGCTAGAAATTTTTTAAAAGAACAAACTAAATTAAGTCCCGCTGATTTAAAAAATATTTTAGCAGCTGCTGTTTTACCTATATTATCAAAATTCATTAATACTGAAAAAATAGTCAATGCTGTTATCAATAAAATAATTGATGAAGCTAAAAAAAAGTTAAGTAAATATGGTAAAGTTGAAGTTATAGGAGGTACTATATATTTTACACCAAGAAATGTAAATAGTGATTTTACAAAATATGTTACAAGTATCAAACAAAAGTTAGATACTATAAAAAAAACAATAGCTGAATTAAAAAAAATAGTTGACTCACTAATTACTATACTTAAAGTAATTAAAGCGGGATTAGTAGCTATTAAATTATATATAATTGTTTTAAAAGTACAATCTAAAAAACTAGCAGCAGCCGCAGTAGCTGAGTCTTTATCACCAACCCCAAACAAACCCGCTGCATCAGCTTATTTAGCTTTTAAAGAGACTACAGAACCATTAATAAAAGAATTAGAAAAAAAGGTAGATGATTATATGTTAATGGCTACTGCTGTTAGTTCTATATTAAATGTCTTTAAACGACTTATTGACAAATCAAAACAAAAATTAGATAACTTTAATATTGTAATTATCTTACCACCAACACCTAATAGTTCTATTTACCCAACTGAGGTAATTAGTGGATTATCAACTCCAAGTGAAAATAAAGACTCAATTGAAGTATATGAGGATATGAATGGTAAAGAATATATAATTAGAGTAGTAAATTTATCAAATGGTACATTACAAGCTATAGCTTATGATAGATTTAGTAATTTGCCAATCACAAAAACAGCTCCTAGCAGAATACGCGAAGCTGATGAATTAATTGATGAACTTAAACAAATACTAGGATAATAAAATATTTATAAACATGAAAGCCGATACATTTATTAAAATATTACGCAAGGTTATACGTGAAGAAGTACAAGCTGTTGTTAGGGAAGAGCTTGGATTAATGCTTGAGACACCAGAGCCTAAGCCAGTGGTGGCAGAGACCAAGAAAACCGCTGTAAAAAATTCCATGGTTGAATCTATAAAACCTGCCAAACCTACACAGCCTATTAATCCTCCATCATTTACTAATAATAGTATATTGAATGAGATGTTACAACAAACTGCACAACAAGGTGAATGGCGTTCAATAGCTGAAATGAATTCATCTGATGTTATGGGTGGATTTGGATCTGAACCAGTAGTAGTTAACAGTGTAAGTGAAATGTTCGCTAACACAAGACCAGCTAGTGACATTAATGCTGTTAGAATAGATACTGTACCTGATTTTACAGCGTTAATGAGTAAAATGAAACAAGAAGGACAAATATAATGTTAAGAAGACCCACATATAGTATTAATCCTGTAGATGTCGGACAAAAACGAGGTATAGGTATTAGTGTTGTTTTCAATAATGAGACTAGTGTATTTAATACAACCACAACTACTAAAGAACAAGTTAAATCAAACTTAATCAACTATATATTAACAGACAAAGGTGAGCGATTATTTAATCCTACTTTTGGTGGAAACTTAAGAGCATCTTTATTTGAACCAGACACAGCATTTGACAGTGTAGCTGCTAGATTAGAAAATGAAATATATGCTTATGTGCCTAATATTATTATTAGAGATATTTCAATTAAAAGATCATCAGATATAAATTATATAACCATATCATTATCTTATTCAATAAACAATCAAGATGATAATTTAGTGATAAATGTTTCAACACAAGATTTAACTCAATAATAAATGGCAAACGTACCTGATATAAAATATTTTGATAAAGACTTTAGTGTATTAAAGTCAGACTTAATTAACTACGCTAGAACATACTTCCAAAATAGCTATATGGACTTTAGTCCATCTGCTCCTGGTAATATGTTCATTGAAATGGCCGCTTATGTAGGTGATATTTTATCATTCTATACTGATACTCAGTTACAAGAAACATTATTATTATACGCTCAAGAAAGAAAAAATATAATTGCTTTAGCATACGCTTTAGGCTACAGACCCAAAATAACTAATGTTTCATCTGTTAATTTAAGTGTATACCAATTAATACCTTCAGAGGGTGCTCCTAACTATAGACCTGATTATAGATATACTTTAAAAGTAGAAAAAAATTCTTCTATTAAGTCTATATCAAACCCAAGCATAACTTTTATAACTCAAGACTCAGTTGATTTTGGTTTCTCATCATCATTTGACCCAACTGAAGTTACTATATATCAATACTTTACTAATACAACTAATCCTCAATATTATCTACTTAAAAAATCAGTGGAAGCTATTTCAGGACAAGTTAGAAGTACTGAATTTAGTTTTACTACTCCTCAACAATTTCAAAATATAACTATTAGTGATACTAATATTATACAGGTATTAAATGTAACTGATAGTGATAATAATACTTGGTATGAAGTACCATACTTAGCACAGGATACTGTATTTGATGAGTCATTAAATCTGCCTGTAAACGAACCTAACTACTATAATGATGATGATAGTGCTCGTTTCTTATTACGTCTTAAAAAAGTTGATAGACGCTTTGTTACTCGCTTTGATGACGATAATAATTTAATACTAGAATTTGGTAGTGGTATAACATCATCTCCAGACGAGGTAATTATCCCTAACCCAGACAATGTAGGTTTAGGTTTAGTAGATGGTGTTAGTAAAATGTTTATGGCTTATGATCCATCAAACTTCATGTATACTAATGAATATGGTGTAGCACCTTCAAATACAACTTTAACAATTACTTATTTAGTTGGTGGTGGTATTGAAGCCAACTTACCATCTGATGATATTGGTGTAGCTGAAACTGTAATAACATCAATCAATGATTATAATTTAAACTCTTCAATAGTTAACATAGTATCAGGATCTATAAGATTTAATAATGATCAACCTTCTTCAGGTGGTGGACCTGGTGAAACAACAGAACAAATTCGTTTACAAGCTTTAGCTAACTTCCCAACTCAAAATAGAAACGTTACTAAAGCTGACTATTTAGTTCGTACTTTATCTTTACCTGCTAAATTTGGTTATATAAGTAAGGCTTATGTAACACAAGATTATTTAGTAGCTAATGATACTGACAGACAAAACTTTATTAACAATAATCCATTAGCATTATCTATCTATATTTTAACAACTAATTTAGATGGTAAACTAATTAAAGCATCTAATGTTATTAAACAAAATTTAAAAACATACTTATCATACAATAAGATGATGAGTGACGCTGTTATTATTAAGGATGGTTACTATATTAATATTAAAGTTAATTTTGATATAACAGTACTACCAGCTTATAACTCACAAGAAGTATTAACTAAATGTATCAATACATTAAAAGATTATTTCAATATAGATAAATGGCAAATAAACCAACCTATTATATATTCAGATATATACAACATGATTGGAGCTATTCAAGGTGTTCAATCAGTTATTAAAGTAGATATTGTAAATTTAGCTGGTGGTAATTATTCTCCATATTCATATGATATTAAAGGCGCAACTAAACAAGGTGTTATTTATCCTTCTTTAGATCCATGTATTTTTGAAGTAAGATATCCTAATACTGATATTTATGGTCGTATTGTAACTTACTAAAAATTAAAATATGAATTTAGACAAATTAAAAGGACACATTCCTGACAAAGTAATTAGCCAAATTCCTGGAGTAATGGAAAAATTCCAAATCAACACTCCATTACGCTTAGCACACTTCTTAGCTCAATGTGGTCACGAATCAGGTGGATTTAGACTAACTAAAGAAAACTTAAACTATAGTGCTAAGGGTTTAACAGGCACTTTCAAAAAATATTTTCCAACTGAAGCAGCAGCCGCAGCATACGCTAGACAACCTGAAAAAATTGCCAACAAAGTGTATGGTAATAGAATGGGTAATGGTCCTGAATCATCTGGCGACGGCGCTAAATTCTGCGGTCGTGGTTATATCCAATTAACAGGTAAAGATAACTACACAGCATTTGGTAAATCTATTAATGAAGACTTAACAAAAGATCCAACATCAGTAGCCGACAAATATGCTTTATTATCAGCTGCTTGGTTCTTTAATAAAAATGGTTTACATAAAATGGCTGATGAAGGCGCTACTGACGCAGTTGTAACTAAAATTACTAAACGTGTTAACGGTGGTACTATTGGTTTAGCTGATCGTATTAAGCACTTCAAAGAATATCATCACTTACTAGCTTAATCTCTATAAACATCCCATATTTATACTAGAATAATACTAATATAAATGGGTGTTTACAAAATATTTCCTTCACAGGACACAACAATATACTCAGAGTACAATACTCTAAACGCTGGATTGGATTCTATCTTAGATTTATCTAAGAATGAGTCCAATCTGTATGCTTCATCATCAGTTGGTCGCGTATTAATTAAATTTGACAACACTGACATAGCTGATGCCGTTTCTAAATCAGGAACTAACTTTACCGCTTCATTAAAATTATACAATGCTAATGTTGATGGTATTCCAACTAATTTCAATATAGAAGTACATCCAATTTACCAAAGTTGGGATATGGGTACAGGTAGATTTTCAAATATTCCTATAACAACAGATGGGGCTAGTTGGGAATATAGAAACTCAAACCAAACATCAGCTTGGTCAATAACAGGTTTACCAACAGGCATAACATCATCTTTTTACACCCCAGCAAATGGTGGTGCTAACTGGTATACAGCTTCTGTCACTCAATCATTTAATTTCTTCTCAACTAAAGATATTGATGTTGATGTGACTCGATTTGTTGGGTGGTGGACAGGAAGTGTTATTAGTAATAACGGATTAATCATTATGAATAGTACCTCAGCATCAGCAACAGGTACAGGTTCATTTGAATTTGATCCTAATTATCAATACACATTTAATTTCTTCTCAAGAGACACTAATACAATTTATCCTCCTTGCTTGGAGTTTAAATGGGATGATAGTACATTTAGTACCGGTTCATCTGTGTTTATAACTGATGAACAAATAAACATAGCTGTATCAAATAATAAGAATATTTTTTATGATAATGAGTATGTGAAGTTTAGAGTATATGCTAGAGAAAAATATCCTCAACGTATATATGCTACTTCTACTCTTTATAAGTATAATAAATGCCTACCAGTTACTTCATACTATTCTATTATAGATTTGAATACCAACCTTAAAGTAGTTGATTTTGATAATGTAGCAACTAGATTAAGTATTGATGCCACTAGTAGTTTCTTTAGATTATATATGAATGGTTTAGAACCTGATCGTTATTATAAAATACAAATTAAGTCTATCATTGATGGTGGTACTTATATTTTTGATGATGATTATTATTTTAAAGTTTTACAAACAGTTGAATAATGGCTGAACAGCAAATACAGATACAAAAAACTATTTATAGTTTAGATAATTTTAATAATGTAGTTAACACTCAATTTTCTCAATTAGCTAAACAAAATCAAGCGATTGATAATGATGGTTTAACTCCTGATATGACTGTTGATCAATTTTTTAATGAATATGATATTCTATTTTTTGATATTCCTCCTACAGGATCAGAAAATTCACATCTAACTCTAGCGACTAGAAGTTTAGAATATATTGGATTATCTTTAGATGATTTACAAAATGAAATTTCATTATTAAGAGAAGAAAACATAGATCTAAAAAATCAAATTTTATTAGCTTCTCAAATTGAACTTGGAACACAAATATAATGAGTACAGAAATTAAAAAAATATTAAGCACTAATAATATCCTTACAGGATCAGCTTTTCCTCTGGTTTTGACAAGAGATATGGTTCGTAACTTTGGATCTCCTGAAGATTATGTAGAAATGCATCTATCAGATCCATCAGGTAAAGTTTCTTTTTCTATTGTTCCTTTTAAAGGATATAAAACACCAGGTAATTTCCAACCATCATCTTCTTTTACAATCCAGGAATTAATTTTTGATCCCGCTAAAGATTTAGAGGATTTAGGTATTAAGTTTGGTAATTATAATATTACTTATAATATTTTAAGACCTGTTATAGTTAAAAGTTTTAATCCAAGTCTATTCATTAAAGAAATATCTGGTGATAGAACTGAAATTAGATTATCAACTAATAACATTCCTGTTAGTGCTTTAACTCAAAATACAAATGAGTTTATTCAAACATTTTCTGGTACTCCTTATTTTAAAGAATTTTATTTAAACTTTGGTAAAAATAGATTAATACCAGCTATTAATGTAGCTTTAGATATAGGTGGTTCTACCACAACAATAACTGGTTCATTAAATAACCGAACAGTAACTTCAACATTATCAGGACCTCCAACTGTATTAATTAAATTATTAAATCCATTACCTGTAAATTATAAGGTAAATGATTTATTAACTGTTGTTGATGAAATTTCAAACCCACAAAAGTTTGAAGCTATAATCACCGTAGATCCTGTACCAACAGTATTCCCAACATTACGTAATGCTAATTTTGATTTAGATTTAGATAATTTAAGAGTAGGACCTACTCCATATTATAATTTCACTCAAGTAACTACTTTCCAAGGTACATTTGCTCCTCAATTACAGCAATTACTTGGTCAATTAAGTGCTTCTAATTTCGCTATTAATGTTGATTATACTGATTTTGAAAATTTTGTTCACTTCTCTTCTGCGGCTCGTAGATTAGAAGGATTCCAATATAAATTAACTCAAATTGAGGTAACATCTTCAATGAGTGCTTCCGCTGCTTTGAGTGTTTCTCCTACAGCACAACTAGATGCTACTAAGTATCAAAATTCAATAAATAAAGTAATTCAAAGTTTTGATGGTTGGGAACAGTATATGTACTATGAAAGTGAATCATATGCTTGGCCAAAACAAAACTCAACTAAACCTTATATTAACTACTCAGTTACATCATCTCAAGGTGTTAACTGGTATGCTAGTTATAATACTTCAGCTTCATTGTATGATGACAATAACCAAAACTATTTGTTATATGCAATGCCTGGCTATATAACTGAAAATACAGATAATGAATTAGTATTTCAGTTTGTAGCATCCTTAGGACAAATGTTTGATGACATTTGGATTCATATTAAAGCAATCTCAGACTTATATAAAGCTAAAAACTCATTAACTGAGGGTATATCTAAAGATTTAGTATACTTTGCTTTACAATCAATGGGTATTGATGTTTATACTAATGAAGATGGAACTAATGTATTCCAATATTTGTATGGTATAAATCCTGATGGTAGTTATCTACCAATAACTGGTTCATTTGACACTTTAGTAAGTGCCTCTCAATACCAGATGTCAGGACAAGACTTACAAAAAGGTATATACAAACGTATGTACCATAACTTACCTTTATTACTTAAATCTAAAGGTACTACTCGTTTTATACAATACTTAAATACTATATTTGGTGTTCCTGATACAGTAATGAGTTATCTTGAATATGGTGGTGTTGATAAAGTAACATCTTCATTTGAATATGAATATGATAGATTTACTTATGCTTTAAATGTTAGTGGCTCAAACACAGTTAGAATTCCTTGGACTTATACTTCACAAAGTGCAGTTAGAACAGGTAACACTGATATAGCTCCTAACGGTATTGAATTTAGATTTAAAGCTTACCCAACATCAAGTTTTGCTACTCAATCATTATTTTATAGCGGTTCAGATATTCAATTTAATTTATTGTATGCCGCGACAGCATCTAATAACTCAATATACTCAGGTAGTACAGGCCAATTTGGATATTTCCAATTTAAACTAGGTGGACTATCAGTTACATCTTCTACTATACCTGTTTATTATACAGGTTCAAATAGTGATTCTGATACTGATACAGATTGGTACACAGTATTAATTCAAAGAACCAATCCTAACTTAAGAATAGGACAAACAAGTACTTCTCAAACATATCAATTCTTTGTTAAGAGTAATGTGTGGGGAGAAATAGGGCATAAAACAAGTGCTAGTTTAACTACTAACACAGCTGCTTCTAACTCACTATGGTATAGTCAAGGTACTATGACATTTGGGGGTGGATCTTTTCCATTTAGTGGATCATTACAAGAATTAAGATTATGGTCTAATCATGTATCTGAATCAACTTTTGATTCTCATGTGTTAAATCCTGAATCAATTGAAGGTAATTTTACAACATCTTCATACTCAGATTTAACAGCTAGGTGGCCATTAGGAAATAACTTATACACTAGTAATCACAACTTAACAGCTAGTATTGCCTCTGTAGCTCCAGATCTAATAATTCAAGGATGGACAGCTTCATTTGCTAACTTTCCTAATCAAAATAATTACTATTCATTTACTGAAACATACTATGCTGATGTAGCTAACTCAGGTTTAGCTAATCCTGTAACTGATAAAATAAGAATATATAGTGGTAGTGCTTATGGTACTCAACTTTTACCAAATAAGAGTATTGAGATACAACCAACAATTCCTGTAACTAAGGATATTCATATACTTGATGCTAGTTTATCTCCACAAGATGAAATTGATAGAGCTATTATAGCAGCGTTTGGTTCTACTTATAATATGGATAGTATTATTGGTAATCCTGCTACAGGATCTTATCAACAAATTCAACCATTACAAGTTGACTTCTTTAAGAAATTTGTAAATAGATATGATTATAAAGATTTTATTCGTTTAATTTCATTCTTTCATAACTCATTATTTAGAACACTTAAAGATTTTACTCCTGCTAGAACTAATTTATCTACAGGTATTGTAATTAAACCTCACTTACTTGAAAGACCAGTAGTATATAGACCAGAACCTGAATTTACTTATTTAGAATTAAGTCAATCTATTGATACAGCTTTTATTACTGCCAGCAATGGTGGTAACTACAGCCAGTCAATTTATGGATACACTATACAAGGTAATTTAGGACCTGTATCTATGCTTTCAGATGCTAGAGATTTCTTTACAGGTGAGCTACCAAGTGCTTCTATTGAAGTGACTTACACTCAATCTAATCCATTTACTACTTATTTACCAACTAATACTAGTTCATACTCAGAATCAATATGGTATTATAATTATAATCCATTATTAAATAATGTTCCTAATTCTGTATTATCTCAGTATAGACAAAAAATAAATTACATAACTAGTGGAAGTAGATTAGTTCAAATATTAGAACCTGTAGAATTACAAGATTTTACTTATGAATATACTCGTCATATAAGACCAAGATATATTGGTTCTCAAGTGACAAGTACAGCTTATACTTTTTATAACAATAATGATTTTGATTTCTATAAAAGAGGTTTAGCACCATTTGGTGCTGGGGCTGCTATTGATAAGAATACTATTCAATACGCTTTCTTCTCTGAAATCAATTGTACAGGTTCATTCGCTATAGCAATGCCTGAACGTTCAAATGTATATTTAAAATATCTAATTGACGCATCAGGTTCCTTAGTAGAATTAACTCAACGTGATTATACAAATATTAAAAATAATCAATTCTGGAATTTATATCAAGTACAAAATATATTCCCATCAACTGATTATTATGGTTCTAACACAGGATCATTAAATATATCTTTATTTGATAATCAAAACCCATCAGGCCAAAAAGATTTAGATGGTAATCATAATATATTTGCTGGTGGATATAAATTTGTTCCAACATTATGGAGAGTAGCTGATACTCAACAAAGATATGCTTTACCAACAGGATATTCAGGCGATATTTACTTTATAAGAGGTAACTATAGAGAATCTGTTAATGTGAGACTTATAACTCACTATGGCTGGTTTGAAACAAGTTTTAGCGGATATGTTGAATATTGGCCTCCAAGTTCTCCAGGTTCTAGAACACCATTACCTTATGATGTGATAGTAACTCTTGAAATTAAAGTAATTTTTGGTAATTCAAGTTTTGTTGATGTATTAATACCCGCTGTAAATAAAAACGGTACTCCAAATTATCAAGGAACATTTAGATATGATAGAGGAGGCGCTGTTGGTTACAATGGATATAGTATTGTTAATGTTAGACCAGCAGCAGGTAATGCTCCAAACTTATTATTCTTTGTTGATGATTCTTCACCATCATTAATAGTAGATTCAACTGATAAGAGTATAGTGTCATGTTCCGCTGCTATGAGTACTTATTATAATGCTACTATGTTTATGTCATCTAGCACATTAACAGGTATTAACACAGTAGATCCAACACTTAAAATTTATAACACTTATTGCCCTCCAGATTATCCATTCCAGTTAACTCCTGGAGATGTAATTAGATTTGATTCAGGATCATCAGCTGTAGTTTCAACATTTAGAGATGTGAATGAATACACTATTCTTGAAGTTTATCCTTCAGGATCAAGTGTGGCATTTAAATTAGATAGACCTGTATTAAACATATTAACATCTAGTGCTACTCCATATAGAATACCTCGTTATGTATTCTCAAAGAGAGTACCTGATGAAACAAATGTGGTTATTAATCACTTAAAGAAACCTGGACAAACATCATCTGGTATTGTTAAAAGTCTTAATTTGAAATTAGACATAGATGATAACATAGCTAATGTTGTAAGTGAACTTAAGAGTAAAATATTTAGTACAGTTCTGGTTCCGTAATATATTTATATAAAACAACATATTTAAAATGGCGTATTTAAATAACCAATATGTAACAATTGACGCGGTTCTAACAAAGAAAGGCCGTGAATTGTTAGCACGTAATGATGGTTCATTCCAAATCACACAATTTGCTTTAGCTGATGATGAGATTGATTATACTTTATATAATCCTAATCACCCATCAGGTTCAGCTTTTTATGGCGAAGCTATTGAGGCAATGCCTTTATTAGAAGCTTTTGTAGATGAAACACAAATGATGAAGTACAAATTAGTAACTTTACCTCGTGGTACATCTAAACTACCAGTTCTTAACCTTGGATATGCGGCTGTATCATTACGTCAAGCAGCGGCTATCAATATTACTCCACAAACATTAAACTACTTAGGTGCTGTTTCAACATTTGAACCATCAGGTTACTTAATGACTGTGGGAGATTCAAGATTCTTAAGTACATTCACTGGTACAGGTATTGATACAACTGGATTAAATATAACTAACCCAACTCCAAATGCTAGCGGAGCTAGTCTATCAGCGAGTCAAATTGGTACATCATTTAGTTTAATTGCAACAACAATTAATACTCTATTCCCAACAAGTGCTGTAGCAGGTGCTTCAATATCAACTACAATAACTGTAACTGGTAGAGATAGTGGTGCTAGAATTACTATACCTTTAACTTTAATTAAAACCTAATTAACATATGTCTTTTGGAGCATACAACCCTGAAGATCAGGTCCTAAGTTCAGACGCGATAGTGTCACCAATGTGGAGCAACAATACTCTTCAATTAACCACTTTTTTTAGTTGGTCATTACAAGAGCAAAATACTCCTGCTGGTAAATTTTTCCTTAATGTTTATCAAGGAAATGTAGCTGCAACTCAATCACTTGAGTCTCAGTTCACTATTGCTTATGGTCACATTAGTGGATCAGGATCATCTTATTTTAATCCTTTAGTAGTTGATAAAACACCAACAAGAGATGTTTATGGTCAATTTAGATCATTAGTCTATGGAGATGAAAATTCATCATTCCAATTTGGCGGTTCAACTTTCACATCAAAAGACATTATTGTACTATCTGTAAACAGATCAAGATTTAAAGAATCTATCAATCCAGGTTCTTTCTTCTTACGTATTACAAGTGGCAGTGGTGGTAGTGCTAGATCAATTGGTTTAGTAGATGATTCAAGTGTAACAACTACTTCAACTTATATTGGTACATCTCGTGTTTATCAATTATTAAGTGGCTCTTATAACTCATCAACTCAAACAAACTTACCTTCATCTTCTAACTACACAGTTAGTGGATCTTATGGTATTATGATTCCTGATGAAGGATTAATCATATTAAATCCAAGAGCTTTAGCTTTACCAGCTGGTGCTTTAGGTGGTGTAGGTGCTGTATTTAATGAATTTAGCTCATCTCAAGCAGCTGCTTTCTTTAGTACAACAGCAACTTATAATATCAATAACAGAATGGTTTTTGATATGATTTCATCTAGTGTTGTATTAGCTCCTACTTTTAGTTTACAGAACTATGAAACAATCTCATCACGTTATTTCTTTACACGTGTTAAGAATGCTGAATTTAACTACACAACTAACCCAACTATAATTGATACTAATGGTAATTTATTATATACTCAATTAGTGTATAATCCTCAAACATTTATCACAACAGTTGGTTTATATAACAATACAGGTGATTTATTAGCAGTAGCTAAATTAAATAAACCTCTAGTTAAAGACTTTACCAAGGAATTATTATTAAAAGTTAAATTAGACTTCTAATGTTTCGCCCATGTCAGCAGATGTTTACAAGAGATTTAGTGTATCTGATACTTTCGTAGTACCATATACAGCGAATAAAAGCTGGGATATTTCATCCGGCTCATTTGCTGATCATAGAATTGTAGTCAACTTAGGAGTTAATTATAGTGGATCTATATTTGATCCTAATAGTGAATACATAACTAATGGTCAGTATGATAGATTGGTTTACAATTCTATCAATATGATTTATTATCCTAAGTTTTTACCATCAGCTTCATCTTTATATTTAACTGAAAGACAAAACACCACACTTAATGATGGTACTTTAACTACTCAGTCTTATAATAGAGGATTAGTTGATTTAGGTAATTTAGATACAGTTAAATTTTTCCCAACAGGAGCTAATGCTTCTATCTATGTTTTAAACATACCTAGATCTTTAACCAGTGAAAAAATATTACCTGGTACATTTGAAGTGTTTTTAAATAGTGCCTCTGTTGATTATAAATTTTATGATGACGGAAACTATAATTTATTTTATAGTGGAAGTCCTGTAGGTTCATCTATTGGAACTACTTTAGTAGCAGGTTCACAAGTAGGAAATATATTCTATGAACAGAATGTTGCTATAATTACTGTTGTACCTAATAGTATGAGAGCTACAGCTTGGAGAGGAGCTAATCCTTTCTGTGTTCAAGCATCTCCATCTGTAACACCTAGTGTGACTACTTCAGTAAGTATTACACCTAGTATTAGTGTGACACCTAGTGTGACACCAAGTGTTAGTGTAAGTCCAAGTATACCAAGCACACCAAGTGTGACTCCATCAACAAGTGCAACACCAAGTGTAACACCTAGTGTAACACCAACAATTAGTGTAACACCTTCAATAAGTACAACTCCTTCAATAAGTGTAACACCAACAATTAGTGTAACCCCATCAACAACACCTCCTACCTTATCAGGTAGTTTATATTTTGATGCTACAACTGGTGCAGGTGGTTATAGTGTCACAGCTATTGATGTGAATGGATCAACACCTACCTTAACAAGTGGAACTAATGTTCCGTTTAGTACTGATGGACATGGTTTTGCTACTAACCAAACTGGTAATAATGAAACTTTGAATATCTCAATAGGTGGATTTACATTGAATGGATGTATTCAAGTAACAGACAGTGGTGCAAATTATTATCAACAAAATGTGACTGGAAATGGAACTATTTCATTTACTGGTCTTGTAATAAATAATACTACAACAGTTCAGATTATTTTAGCAGATGGAGCTTGTTAAAAATATTTATAAAAAATGAGTAATACAGGATTTAAAGCATATACAGACCTAGAACAATACTATTTAGATAATGGTGTTGCTACTGGTGTGACTAAAACTAATAGTATTAGTGATCCTGATTATATAGCTCCATTTTTAGATTTAGCTTTTTGTCCATTACCATCAGCTAGCCCAAGTGTTACACCTACAATTAGTTTAACACCAAGTATTAGTATAAGTCCAAGTGTGACACCAACTGTTACACCTAGTGTGACACCAAGTATTAGTGTAAGTCCAAGTATACCAAGTACACCAAGTGTAACTCCAAGTGTGACTCCATCTATTTCTATATCTGCTACACCTAGTGTAACACCAACTGTAACACCAAGTATAACACCATCACCATCTGTTGGTTATGCTCCTAGAGTTATAGGAGCAAACGCAAGTACTCAACCTTGTACAGGAGGAAGTTGTGATGATTATTTAGGATGGGATATAACATTACTTGAACCTGTATTAGTTGATACAAATTATATTTTATCTATTGAATTATATCAATACAACATATACCAATACACATATCAAGCTTATGGTACAATTTTAGCGGGTCAAAGTTATAATAATAGTGATCCTTGTGCTGGAGGTGGTGCTTATGTAGGATGTAATTATGATGTAAATAGTGTTTGTGTTAATTATATTGATGCACCTGTAAATCCATCAACTTTTGCTTGTTAATTATGAATAGTAGAACATTAAATACAGGAATCACAAGAATAAAATTTCAAAACAGTCATACTGTTTATGAGAATTTTATTAAGTGTACTATTAAGGATTATGAATTTAATTTAAGTTATAATCCGTCTCTATTATCAGGTTCTCAAGCTGCTTTATTCCCATATAGTTCTTCAGTTGGTGGAGATGTATTTTTCAATCCAACAGGCTCAGAATATTTTGGTATATTAAAACCATTCACTACAGGTTCAGAATTTTCTCCATACACTAGTGAAATAGGATTATATAATGATGCTGGAGATTTATTAGCAGTAGCAAAATTAGCTTCACCAATGCCATTATCATCTAACACTGATATGACATTTTTAGTTAAATATGACACCCAATGGATTAATAAACCATACTTTACTCCTTCAGTGACACCATCAATGACTCCGTCACCATCATTTATACCTCCAACACCAACAGTTACACCTTCAGTTACACCTTCAATAAGTGTGACACCAAGTATTAGTGTGACACCTAGTGTAACACCTTCTGCTACAACTAGTATAAGTGTGACACCAAGTATTAGTGTGACACCTAGTGTAACACCTTCAATTAGTGTAACTCCAAGCACAACACCAAGTATTAGTGTGACACCTAGTGTGACACCTTCAACAACACCTCCTAGTAGTGTTTCTTTAATAGTATATGCTAAATATATAAACAGTGGTGGTACTTTAAGATATAAAATTAATAGTGGAACTTTCAATGAAATTCCTCTTACTTTATCATCAACTTGTGATTACTTATATACAATAACTGGATTAATACCTGGTGATACAGTGACATTTGATGTTGTTAGTGCGTATGCTATAGCTGGTTCTTCAACATCACCTTGTCCATCATCTGGATTTGGATGTACTTACAACTATGGCGCTGTGAGTGGTGGAACTAATAACGTATATATAACAGTAGATGGTTCTACTGCCTGTTAAAATATTTATATAAAATAATGTTATGAAATGGAAAGGACGAGAAGAAATCAATCCAGAAAAATATTTTGGATTTATTTACAAAATAACTAACAAAGAAACTGGTAAGTTTTATGTTGGTAAAAAGGTCTATTGGCATAATAAAAAGAAAAAACTCACTAAAAAACAACTCGCTGAGCTTCCACCCACACCAGGTCGCAAACCCACACATGAAGTAGTTCGTGTTGAAAGTGACTGGAAAACATATTGGGGTTCTAATAAACAATTGCTCACAGACATAAAACAATATGGAGAGGATAAATTTGAATGTTGGATATTTAAACAATGTCTAACTAAAAAACAACTCACATATTGGGAAATGCACTATCAATGTAAAGAAGAAGTGTTAATTAGTAGCAATAAATCTTACAATGATAATATATTAGGCAAGTTTTTTACTAAAGATTTGGTTTAGTAGATTATTTTAGCTATATTATTAGTTATGATTAATGCTGCCTTACTACATACTGTGAATAGCGTTCTAGGAAAGGGTAAAGAAACAAGTAGTAATAACTACGCTTATAAATGTCCTTTCTGTAACCATCATAAACCAAAACTCGAGGTGAACATGGTTCCTAACTTAAAAGGAGAAAATCCATGGCATTGTTGGGTATGTAACGCTAAAGGTAAAACACTAGTAGGTTTATTTAAAAAGATCAAAGTTACTTCTGACAAAATAGCTGAGTTAAAGTCAATACTTGGTTTCACTACAAAGGAAGAAGTAGTTCATGACAAGACAAAAGTTGAATTACCTAAAGAATATAAACCACTTACTAACCTCGCACGCACAGATATCGCTGCTAAACACGCTTTAATGTATTTAAAGAAACGAGGTATCAATAAGTCAGATATATTGAAGTATAATATAGGTTATTGTGAAGAAGGCAGGTATAACAACAGAATTATTATACCATCATATGATGCTAACGGTGAATTAAATTACTTCATAGCCAGAGATATTAATCCTGACTCAAAGAAAAAATATGATGCACCTAAATGCAATAAAAACGAATTAATAGGACTAGAATATTTTATTAATTGGGATGTACCTATCATATTATGTGAAGGTATATTTGATGCTATTGCTATTAAACGTAATGCAATACCATTATTAGGTAAATCAATACCAAAAGCACTAATGTTAAAATTAGTACAACCAAATGTAAAAACAGTATACGTATCTTTAGATAGGGACGCCTTAAAAGATGCTTTATCATACGCGGAACAACTTCTCAATTTAGGTAAAGACGTTTATTTGATTGACTTACAAGATAAAGACCCATCAGACATGGGTTTCGAAAAATTCACCAAATTAGTTCATGAAGCTGAGCAATTAACGCTTGGGCAACTAATTTATAAAAAACTAGAATTAGCATGAGTATAGATAAACACTCAAACATTATTCACGATCCTAAAATTAAAAGAATTGTAGAATATAGTCAAGATAACAAACAAGTAAATGTATTAGACCAACGTTTTTATAGACGAGATGGTAAATACTATCCATCTATCACCAGTATATTAAACTTTTTCCCTAAAAATCAGTTCTTTCATAACTGGCTTAAAGATGTAGGGCATAACTCAGATATTATCGCTTCAAAAGCAGCCGCTGAAGGTACTCAAGTACATAATGCATGTGAGGAACTTATGTTAGGTAAGGAAGTAACATGGATGAATGAAGATGGAAGAGTAAGTTATTCACTTGATGTGTGGAAAATGATTTTAAAGTTTGCTGATTTTTGGAAACAAACAAAACCAGAATTAATTGCAACTGAATATCATTTATTCTCAGACGAACATCAGTATGCTGGTACAACAGATATCATTTGTCGTATTGATGGTAAACTATGGTTGATAGATATTAAAACATCTAATTCAGTTCATACATCATACAACTTACAATTAGCCGCTTACGCGAAAGCATGGAATGAAACTCACAATGAACCTGTAGAAGGAATAGCTATTTTATGGTTAAAAGCAAATACACGTGGTGAGAAAAAAGATAAAGTACAAGGTAAAGGATGGGAACTAAAAATTATTGACAATATTGAAGATAATTTCAGTATGTTCCTTAAGATATATGATATCTACAAATTAGAAAATCCTGACGCTAAACCAAGTACAGAAACTCTACCTATCTCCATAAAAATCGAAGACTAGACTGACCGCGACTCTTGGCATATCTTTATTATATAATAAGAAATGAAAGATATGAACACACAAGAATTAATGAATAAAGTTTGTTTGACCGCGGAAGAGCATGAGTTTTTAACCACAACTAATCCAGAATGGGTTAAGCAGTTTTTATTTCATAATACATGGAATAACACGTATTTAAATTTAGACGTATATAGTGAGGCTGACCATGAAAAACGTCAATTTGAAATGGAACGTGGTTATTAAGATTGATTGACCGCGGTTATTTCACTAAATTTATTATATAATAAGAAATAAAAGTTATGATAAACGAACAATTAGTACAAGAAGCGGTGGATTTATTTAATGAGACAAAGATCATGGATACTTTAGATGTCAATAATGACTATGAGGCTAAATTATTCAATAAGTTATATGATAAAGAGTGTCAACTCTATGTATTATTTGGTCGTATGACTGAGGATGATGCAAATGAATATAGAATCGCAGTTAAATATATTAAATAAAAGTTATGAAAGTAATTGATGTAGAAGCACCTATCTACCCGCGTAAAGCATATGTGGTAGAAGTTAATGAACAAGAATACTTGAATTTTACTGAAGGTATTGAAGTATTACCTGCTCAATATTATGAAAGTGATAACGGCAATAAATTCTTCTTCAAAAAATACCACCCAGACGGAACTCCAGGTTGGAAAGGTGGTGGATATGAATGTACTGATACTACAGGTGCTAGTAGAGCATTTCACACTGACTCATTAATTATACATCCTAGATACTTTAAACGTAAAGCCAAAGCTGAAAAAATACGTACAAGTAAAGGTACAGGTAAGCGTGGTCGTCCAAAAATGGATCCATCACTTAAAAAAGAACCTACTGTATATGTTAAAACTGGTGGTAAACGTGGCCGTCCAAAAATGGACCCAACATTAAAGAAATCAACAGTGTACGTTAAGACTGGCGGAAAACGTGGACGCCCAAGGAAGGATAGTTAATATTTATCGGTATGAAGATTAGAATTAAAGAAGCGCAACAAACGCCACAGGCAATATTCATGGCGGGCCCAGCAGGTGCTGGTAAGTCATTTATCGCCAAATCTTTACCACTATCTAAATTCCAAGTAATAAATGTTGACGATACTTATGAAGAATTGCTTAAGGCATCTGGTTTAGGCATGAAACAAAAGGATTTTGATCCTGAACAATTGTCACAAGCTGGTAAATTAATGGCTCAAGCCCAAAAATCAACTAAGGAAAAATACGCCAAAGCACTTGAAAATTTAAACGACATTATTATTGATGGAACAGGTGCGGCATCTAAACCATTACTCAAGAAAAAGGCAGAATTAGAGGCTTTAGGGTATGAAACAATGATGGTAATGATATATGTTTCTCCAATAACATCACTTGAACGTAATGCTAATAGAGAACGCTCATTAATGCCAGGTATTGTTTTAAGAACATGGAGAGATATTAATAGTAATATTGAAACATATGAGCAAGCATTTGGTGACAATTTAGTTGTCATAAATAATGATCCTAAAGACGCTGATAAAAGTTTTGACCCACAAGAAATAAAACGTAGATTTTTTGACACATCAAAAGCTAAAGGTAAACCAAAAACACCTGAAGAAATAGAAAAGGCAAAAGCTGATATTGCTCAATTAAATAAAGATATTGAGTTAGCAATTCAACAACAACCAAAATTCACACCTGCTGCTACAGCGGTTGCTAAAATAAAGGCATTCATTAAATGATAGATTTAAATACTATATTAAGCGAACTAAACGACGACCAAACTAACCCTTCAGCTGTTGCTTATTATCCAGGTGGATTCAAACCACCACATGAAGGACATTATGAGGCAGCTAAAGATTTAGCTTCATGTCCTAATATATCTAAAGTAATTATTTTAGTAGGACAAAAAGAACGTGATGGTATTACTTCTAAAATGAGTAAGCAAATATGGGATTTATATCTCGCTGCTGCTCCAATAGCTAAAGTATCAGTTGAAATGTCTAAAGATCCATCTCCAATTAAAGATATTTTTGGAATAATGGATAATAATTTAGAAATGAAGGTATATGTTGCTGGTGCTAAGGAAGAAGTTGAAGATCAAGGATATTTTTCTTCATTACAAAAAGCATTTGGTAATAGAGTAATGCCTATATCTATTGAGGAAAAAATAGTTAGCCAAGGTAAACGTCTATCAGGTACTCAAGTTCGCCAATTAATAGATACTGTTAAAGCATCCGTTTTAAAATTAAGATCTATTAAAGATAAAAATTCAAATGAATACTCAAAGGCTAGAAATGAGTATTTAAATAATATAAAAATACTTGAAGGTTGCTTCCCAGAAGCAGTTATTCAAAAAGGACAATTTGAAGCAATAATGAGAATACTAGGTATTCCTGTTTTAGATGCTGACCAATTACAAGAAAATCAAGAAGACGGAAACATAATTATAAGAGTACCTTATAAATTAACACCTAAAATTGAGAACTATCTTAATACAATGTTAGTTCCATTTGAATACTCACAACAAGCATTTGGTGGACAAGAACGTCGTATGTTAATACCTAATTTAAGTGATGATCCATATCAACGTGAGAAAATACTTAATTGGTTATCTAAAAAAGGTATAGCTATTAACGTAGAAGAAGATCTATTCACTATTAAATGGTGGAAATCAACATTAGAAGAAACATTAACTGAGCCTCAAGAAGCATCAGATAATGTTATAGCTGACTTTATTGATTTTGCTGCTAAAGCACTTGACTTACAAAAAGTACCTAAAATTACTTTTAGTGATGATCAAGAATTAGCTAAAAACATGCATTCATTAGGTGCTTATAATCCTAAAAGTGATGAATTATTAGTTGTTAAAGGACCAAGACTAACAGCTGACATTTTACGTACATTAGCTCATGAATTAGTACATCGTAAACAAGATGAATTAAATCCATTAAGTAAAGAAGATGGGGCTACTGGTTCACCAATTGAAAATGAAGCTAATGCTGCTGCTGGTGTGTTATTAAGACAATTTGGTAAATACAGACCAGAAATATTTGAAGAAGACGCTAAAGAAAAAGCTGATTATAAGATATATTGTGATATGGATGGTGTTATTGTTGATTTTGATAAAGGATATAAAGAATTAACAGGTAGAGAAGCTAGCTTTGACACACCTAAAGAAGAATTTTGGGCTCCTATTCAAAAAGCAGGCGCCTCATTTTGGATTAAATTACAATGGATGCCTGATGGAAAAAAATTATGGGAATTTATTAAACCATACAATCCAGATTTACTATCAGCTCCATCAAGAGACGAATCATCTAAGATAGGTAAGTTTGTATGGGTGAAAAGAAATGTTCCTGGTACTAAACTTATATTACGTCAAGCAGAACGTAAACAAGAATTCGCAACACCAAACTCTATCTTAATTGATGATAGAGCTGATAATATACAACGTTGGAAAGACGCTGGTGGTATTGGAATTGTCCATACATCAGCAGCCGACACAATACAACAATTGAAAGATTTAGGTTTATGAGTGATACAAATTTAAAAAAAGAGTTTTCGAAACGTGATGTACAAAGAATGAGGAATATCATCACAGGTAATGCTGGTGGTTCTACAGGTGTACAAGTAGGTTATAGTAAACAATCTCAAGATTATACAGAAGGTGACATTTGGGAAGAAAATGGTAAACAATGGACCATTAAAAATGGTATTAAACAAACTGTAACTAAGTTTGATAGACTTAAAAAAATGTTTATCATACCTATTGCGTGCCCTGAATGTAGTAAACCAATGAAGAATGATGACATTAGTAAAAAGATGTGGTCAATTCATCATAAATGCTTTGATTGTGTTTTAGAAATGGAAGCCAAAATCAAATTAGAAGGTAAATGGGATGAATACCAGTCACAAATGATGAATTCTAATAAAAACGCTATGGTTGATGATTTTGAGAAAGCCATTGAAGATTTTTATGCTAGCCAAAGCGAATCATATATGACTGAACAAGGCGATGTAGAACATTGGGGAGGTGGTAAGATCAATGAGGAAGAAATTAAAAATGTTAAAGAATACATTAAGAAATTGCGCGAAGCACAAGTATAGAGATATTTATACCCATGAATCAAGACAATATCTACACAGTTTTAATGACAGCAGTTACAGTTTTAGGTAGTGCTGCCGCGTTTCGATTCTATGAAAAAAAATCAATGCGTAAAGAACGTGATGAAGAATTTATTCGTCATGACTGTAAAGATAGAATATCAAAACTAGAAGCATTACTAGTTGAATCCGCTCGTGAAAAAGATGAGTTGCGTAAAATGATATTAGAACTCACTAGAGAAGTAGCTACACTTCGTACTAAAGTTGAATTTTTCGAGAAAGGTAAAATATAACTTACTTATTATTGCTCCTGAATATATTTATATAGGATAAAATCTATATAATTATGCCCTATACTCGTAAAGGTAATTGCGTATACAAAGAAACTGGCAAGAAAATGGGCTGCTCTAAAGACGCAGCCGCTGCTGAAAAATACATGAAGGCGTTATACGCCGCTGAATCCGGAAATCTTAAAGAAGGATTTGAACCAGAAACAATTGATCCAAACCAACCAGAATTAGCAGTGACTATTGAGTTACCTAACCCAACACAAGCTATGGCTTCTTTTGTCTCAACTTTTTTTGCTTCTCGCACACAATCTCATATATTCCATTTACAAGTTAAAGGACCAGGTGCTTTTGCTGCTCATACAGCATTACAAGCATATTATGAAGGTATCATTCCATTAATTGATGGTTTAGTTGAATCATTTCAAGGTCGCTATGGTATCATTACTGGTTATAAGTGTGAAGGACAGTGGATTGAAAATCCAACTGATGCTATAAAATATTTTGAAGCATTATGTATGTACATTGAGAAAAACCGTCAAATGTTACCTCAAGATTCATACATTCAAAACCAAATTGATACATTTGTTGAATTAGTTGAATCAACTAAATACAAATTAGTAAACTTACAATAATGAAAATTCGCATAGTTAAAGAGGAAGAGGATTTTACACCAATTGAAGATCCTAAAGAACCAAAACCTGCTGCTAAACAATTTCAAATATTAGCATCAATGATCACTAACACTAAAGTTAATGACCAAACAAATATA